ACCCTATTTCAGTTGTTATTCTTGTACCTAACGCAGTATCAGCAAGTTCTCTCGCTGTTTCTTCTAACCCTATTTCAGTTGTTATTCTTGTACCTAACGCAGTATCAGCAGCCTCAAGCAAACTTACAGCTGCTCCTCTATTATCAGCTTCATCTTCTATAGCATCTGTAAGAGTAACATCTACTGCGGTTCTGTCTATAACTTCTGCTGCGGCTCCAGCATATAAAACATTCAATAAATAATTTATATTTTCCCAATTAGTATTAAGAGAATCAGCAATACCAGATTCCCCTCTATCAAATTTCCTTAATGGTTTGTTCCCTACAATAGGCGATAGTTCTATACTCATAATAATCCTCCGTATCCAAAATTTTCTAATCCGCCATATAAACTTCCGTAACCATACCACACTTTAAGTTGGTCGAGTGGAACTGTTGAAAGTCTATCCAGCCCTATTAAATTTAATTTTATTCCTCTATGCCCTAAGTGTCTGCTCAAATGCGACATTTCAAGTTCATAATCATCAGCTAAATCAATATAATAAAAGACTGTGTCATTGTCAATTCGAGGATAAAAAATCATGTTTCTTCTTTTGCTTGTGAATGCAATGAGACTATTTACATATACCGAGAGTACACTTTCATTTACAATGGGCAATTATGATCCATTGCAGACCTAGTATTATTTAAAGCTCATAGAAGATATGAATGAAGCTCAGATAATACAAATTCTGAGCTTCATTTTTTTTTGTATAAGCCAGAAGTTCTTTGAAACATTTTAAATTTAATTACGTATAACGAAACATTAAACAATTAAAATAATCTAATATGATGATAAAAATAAAAGATTTTGCTGAAAAATTAGCGTTAAATATAATTAATTCAATGGGATCAGTAATATCTCTTATCATTCATACTATTTTTTTTGTATTTGCATGGTTATTTACTGATTTTTTATTTCTAACAACAGTAGTATCATTAGAAGCAATATATTTATCAATTCTTATTCAAATGAGTGTAAACTTTCAATCAAAGAAATTACAATCCATACAAGAAGATATGGAAGAGATTCAGGAAGATGTGGAAGAAATTCAGGAAGATGTGGAAGAAATTAATGAAGAAGAAGATGATAATGATATTAAAAAAATTAAAATAAGTATGCATATGATGCAAGGTATGATGAAACAATTAATGAAAGAAGTTATTGAATTAAAAAAGAAACAAATTAAATCCTAATTCTGAAACATTAAAAGTTTATTTACGTATAAAGAAAACAAAATATATTGCGAGTTGGAGCAGTTGGTAGCTCGTCAGGCTCATAACCTGAAGGTCAAGGGTTCGAATCCCTTACTCGCTACAAAATATGAGTAAACTACACCTAGGGTTAGTGGTTTAACTAAAGGGTTTATTACAGGTAAAACTATCCTGTAGCTCATATTAACAATATTGTGTTGTCGTAATCTCTGTCGAAAGGCACATAGACAGTCTCGCTGGACAGGGTGTACAACTGATTCCAGCCAAAAATTGGATAGTTACTCAAGTCTGGCTTAAGAGGGCGGTTCGCTAAACCGCTAGACCTGTAACAAGGTGCGAAAGTTCGAATCTTTCACTATCCGCAGTAAAAATAATTGTTCATTGAAATATGAAGAAATATTTTATTAAATTTGGGTAGGATGGTAAGTGGGTTGAAATCAGCAGCTTGTAACACTGTCGTCTAGGCTATGGGAGTTCAAATCTCTCCCTGCCCACATAAGGAACTGTAGCTCAGAATGTAGAGCATTAGACTGAAAATCTAAGGGTCGCAAGGTCGCTCTTGCCAGTTCCACTAAGTTCTTGATTTGTCCTCATGGTGGAATTGGTAGTCACGCTAGATTTAGGCTCTAGTGCCGAAAGGTGTGTCGGTTCGACTCCGACTGAGGATACTTATAAAATAAAAATTAATAAATAATGAAATATGATAACAATAACCGAAGCAATAAAGAATACAACTGCAAATTTTAGTCACGCAATAGCAGTTGTATTATATTATCATCTTAATGTTGGTGATAATATTTATGAATTTTCAATAGATATGAATGATAAAGATGATGTTGGAACAGCAACTTTCTTTGCAGAGTATAAAGGTATTACTTTAATGAGATATATTAGAAAAGCAATTAATAATGATTGCTTAGTTAAGATTAAATAATTATAATTGCGACATATAGCTTAATTGATAAAGCATCTCCCTTCCAAGGAGAGGAAACGGTTTGAACCCGATATGTCGCTCCAAATCACTGCAATAAGTAGCGATTATTAAATGTTGCATTAGGCAAGTGATTAAGCCACCATCCTTTCACGATGGGGATCATCGGTTTAAATCCGATATGCAATACTAAGGAAGTGTAGCTCAAGGGCAGAGCAATTGGCTGTTAACCAATAGGTTAAGATATCATAATTCTTCACTTCCGCTAAATTAAACGTTCTTTGATAATATTGGATATAATGTTAAAATATTTAATGGAAGATTCTTCTTTAAAATATTTTTGAGTAGATGTATCAATAAGGCATAACTCTATTCCTTGTTCTAAACATGCTTGAAACTTACGATTATCATTATTGGTTATTTGATTTAATTTATCTTGACCATAAATTGGTTCATAATGAAAAATTCCATTTAATTCAAATGCAAGTTTTAATGATGGAATATAAATATCTAGTTCAGAATTAATAGTATTTTTACGATTGAAATGAATTTCTAATGTGGAGTATAATTCAATTAATTTGGTTTCAAGATAAATTTCTAATTTCGATCTACGTGTACCTGTTGTTTTATGAGCATTATTGTATGTTGCTGCACATGATTTAGAACAAAAATGATTAGGTGATTTAATAATTTGATTTAAAAATTTTTCAAATTCCTTATCACAATTTAAACAATTAACATTTTTTTTTGTTTTCTTATCAATATTAGCACATTTATGTGAACAATAATTAGCTTTTAAATTAAATGTTCCTTTAAGATATGCAGTATAAAATCTTCGTTCTATATAAAATATATTTTCACAATAAATACATTTAAAAGGTAGTTTTTTTAAAATATTATTATTATAATCATCGTCTGTAAATAATTTTATCATTATATTAGTTTATAATAAATACTTCAAATTTTATTTTTTGAATCTTATAGACAATACGATATTAATTTAATTATATAGTGCGTTAGTTCAGTGGTAGAATAGGGCGTTGTCTGCGCTTCGGTCATGGGTTCGACCCCCATACGCACTGCCATTAGTTGTTTTTATTGCCTGTATCATATAGTTGGTTATTATGGTAGATTTGTAATCTTCTCACGTTAGTTCGAATCTAACTATAGGCTCTTTTTAAGTTATTAATTAAGTCACTTAACTGGCTCATTAACAGATTCTTTTAAAATACATTGAGATGTATTTTTTAAATCGCAGCTACCGTATTTAGTTACATTACATTCGCCATAATTGATTAATTTACATTTACCAGTAGCAATAATATTAATAATTAGTTTAAATTTATCAAAGGTGTTTGGTTTAATAAATCTATATTCTACATTACCCATTAAATTAATATATTCATCATGGTTAGACATTACAGCAATAAGTATATTGTAATGTTTTTTCACATAGTCAACTAATTTAAAGCCACTCATTTCTGGCATTGAGATATCAGTAATCATAAAATCATAAGTATAATTTTGAAGAAATGCGATTGCTTCAAAACCATTTTTCGCATAATCATATTCAATACCTAATTTATGAAGCCAAATTTTAACTAGTATTATCCATGTTTCTGTATCATCTACGATTAGTATTTTCATGGTTTTGCATTTTAGTTTTTTCAATTATAGCCAACCTTACTTCATGATCTTGAATAGCTTTATCATGAGATTCAAGTTCATTAGTATGTGTACGAACAGTTTCTTTTAAATTAATAATAGTTTCATTCATACCTGCTTGATAAATTTGTAATCCAGTATTTACACTATTTAAAGTATTATTTAAATCTGATAACGCTGTATTAATTGTCTCAATTAATGCATTTGCTCTAGCATCTCTTCTATCTGTTGCTGACATCCAATGTTTAATAAAAAAACCAATTATACCAATCATTAGTGTCAATATACTCCCTATTACAGCTAAAACTGTTTGATCTGATAACATATATAAAAATTTTAAATCATTTATTTTTAATAATAAATACTAATGTTTTATAATAAAGTTAATAATTAGTATTTATTATAAAAACAATTACATTTGTATTATTAAAAAAATTTATCATGAAAAAGAATTTAGAACTTATTAAAATACTTAATCGTTTGATTAATGAATCTACAAATAATGGTGTAGAAACTCTTGATATTTTAGCAAAATATGTTGAAGAAATAGATGAATTATATTCTGAAGAAATATTACCTCAAAATCCTTGGCAAAATCCTTTTCCTGTATTTCCAACTTTCCCTGTACAACCATATTATCCTACAAATCCTCAACCATATGAGCCTAATTTACCTTGGAAACCAATAGAAATATGGTGTGGAATAAACAGAATTGAATAATTAAATAGGTGAATTAAACTTAAATGACTATATTTGCCAAACAATTTAAATTTATTCATCAATAAAGAATTTTAATAATGAAATTAGTAATAATATCAGCAGTTAGTGTAAATGGTGTTATTGGAATGGGTGCTGAAATTCCTTGGCATATTCCTGAAGATTTTAAACACTTCAAAGAAACTACTATGGGGCATCCTGTTGTAGTTGGTTTAAATACTTTCAAAACATTGCCAGAAAAAGCATTATTAGGTAGAACTTATTTAGTTTTATCTGGTGATGAAAATATGAGTACTTCTCAAAGAGACAATGTATATTTTTTCCAAAGTTTAAGTCCTCTTTTAGACTATATAAAGTTGCATTATTTGCATCTTGATGAAACAGTATACATTGCAGGTGGTCAGATGATATATAATCAATTTATTGATAGTTGTGATGTTTGTATTATCACATGGATTGATAAAGTTATTAACTTTACATCAGAAGATGATGTTAAAATGTTTCCTACTCTAGAATTAGTTACAAATTATAATTGTGTTGATAAAGGTGAGTGGTTAACTAGTGTAAAAGGTTTAAATTATAAAATTCTAACATACATTAATAAAAAATAAAAGCATGAGTATATTCGATTTAGATGATCCATTTGAAATAAAGAAAATAACTTTTAATGATGTTCCTGATAATGAATTAATTTTATCATCGGGTAAACGTATAAAATTTAATGAACAACAGATTGAAGGTATTACTAAGATCAATGCTTGGTTAAAGAATAAGGATAAAAAGTTCTTTACTTTGGCTGGTGCTGCTGGTACTGGTAAATCTTCTATTTTAAAGAAAATAACTGATAATTTTCGTGGTAGGGTAGGTATATCAGCACCAACCCATAAAGCTAAACGAGTTGTCGCTAAAATGACTGAATTAGATGGTGTCACGCTTCATAGTATATTAGGTTTACGTCCAGATTTAGATTTGGATAACTTCAACCCTAATAAACCAGAATTTTCTCCTATTGCAGAGATAAAAATGTATCAATACGATCTACTTGTTATTGATGAATCTTCAATGATTAATCTTGGTCTACTTGATTTAATTAAAGAAGTTGCTGCTGATATTAGCAAAATTAAAATATTATTCATTGGTGACCCTGCCCAAATTCCACCAGTAGGTGAAAAATCTTCTGCTGTATTTACTGATCCTAATATTGAAATACATTGGCTTACTAAAGTTGAAAGACAGAAAGACTCAAATCCACTTTGTCTTATTTATGATAAATTAAGAAATAATCAAAAAGAAGATTATATTGATTATCCAAGAGTTACTAATATTAATGAATTAGGTGAAGGTATTTATTTTTTAAGTAATAAAGAAGAATTTAGATTAAGTTTGATTAATAAATTTAAAACTACTGAGTTTAAAAATGATACTGACTTCGTAAAAGTGATTGCATGGAGAAATAATACAGTTATGGATTCAAATAAAATTATTAGAAACGAAATATTTGGTAATGAATCTGATATTGTTGAAATAGGTGATATTTTCATGGGTTATAGATCAATTTCAGATAAAAAAGGTTATACTAATCTTATAGAAAACTCTTGTGATTATACAGTAACTGAAAAATCAACAAAATTCAAAAATAGATTTGGAATAGCTGGTTATACTGTAAAAGTGAAAGAAGAAATTGAAAATAAACGTTTTAAATTTAAAGATATTTTCTTAGTTGATACATCTGATTTCGACAATGTACATCTTTATGCAGAAAAGCATGATAATTTAAAAAGAATATCTAAGGCAAATAAAAAAATGTGGAAAGATTATTATTCTTTCAGAAGAGAGAGCATATTAAACGTTTCTATTGATGAATATGCTGATGGTACTAAGAGACCATCCAGTGAAGTTATTGCCAAAGATATCGACTATGGGTATGCAATTACAGCACATAAAAGTCAATCTTCTACTTACACACATGTTTTCATTATTGAGGATGATATTAATCTGAATCCTAAAATAAGAGAAAGAAATCAAATACTTTATGTTGCTTATACAAGACCAACCACAACTGCAACTATTCTTTCATCTAGGATTTATTAAATATGGAAAATTGTATTATATACGCATTAAAAGACCCTAGAACTGACGAATATAAATATGTTGGTAAATCTGTTCAAGGACTTAAAAGACCTCAATCACATTTAAATCATTCCCATAACCCTCTAGTTAATGAATGGGTTAAAGAATTAAAAATGGATAATTATATACCAGATATAGTTATATTAGAGGAAGTATCAAATTGGACAGAATTAGCAGATAAAGAGAAATATTGGATAGGTAAACTTATTAATGATGATTATGATTTATTTAATGTATTAATATTAGACTCTTATAATAATACCATTAATTTTTATAATGAAAAATTAAAAGAACAAATAAAAAAACGTGAAGAATTTTTACAAAATAAATTAACGAAAATAATAGCAAAAGGTGGTAATATTTCAGATATTTCAGATATAATTATTAAAAGACGTAAAATGCTTAATGTTACTCAAGAAACTTTAGCTAAAATTTCAAGTGTTGGATTATCAACTATTAAAAGAATTGAATTAGGAAAAATAAATACTAGCTTAAGTACAATGTCCAAAATTCTTGATTGTTTAGGATTAGAATTATTTGTAACAATTAAATAATTTTATTAGTATTTATACATAAATTAACATTGTTATGAGCGTCAAACTAAATACTTTAATAAAAGAAATTATATTAGAAAATCAGGAATTAATAATACCTGAAAGAGATTTATTTGAAGGATTTAATGAAAATATTTTACAAGAAGATTACCCACAAAATTTTAGTTTAGAAGAATTTAAAAAGATTTATTCTTATGCAGGTAAGGTAAGATATGCCACCGAACATTTAGGTAATCCTATTGGGCAAGGATCGTCTAGAGTTGTTTATAGGGTAGACAATACCAAAGTACTTAAGTTAGCAAAAAATAAGAAAGGTCTTGGTCAAAACGAAATTGAAGCAACGTGGGGTCGTAATAATACTTATTTTAATGATATTATTGCAGAAGTATTTGATGCGGATTTTGATAAATATGTTTGGGTTGAAATGGAATTAGCTACACGAGCAACTAAGCCAGATTTTAAACGTTTATGGGGTATTGATTTTAAGTATCTTGATATGTATCTTACAAATAGGGAAGAAGAAGGACATAATAGACCTAGATTTTACAATCTTGAACAAGATATTGTAGATGAATTTAATGAAAATGAATATATAGGTGAACTAGTTGAATTCATGTTCGATTTTAAAGGTATGGCATCTGATTTAGGAAAATTAAGCTCCTATGGTATTGTCCATAGACCTATGGGAGAATATTTGGTTGTTATTGATTATGGTTTTAATAAAGATGTATGGAAAAGTTATTATTCATAAAAAGTTTAAAAAAATTATTAATTGTTTTAAGTATGTTAACAATATTTGCTATATTTGCAATATTAATTATACATATATGCTAACACATTTTAAACATTTATTCCAAACAATACTTTATTACCTAGTAGAATCCTCTATTACTGCTATATTTGTATTTATAATCTGGAAAATTTTTCTTAAAAAATATTTTACTACCGAAATAGAATTCACTGATTTTATATTCGGAATATTTGTGATTAAAATTATATTATCTAATATATACGCAACAGTGCTTGAATTAGATAAACAACATGAAAATAAAAACTAAATAAATATGTCTAAATACATAAAAGAAACTTCAAGAATTCCATTAAAATTTATTAACGCTTCTACTGAAGAAGTTATTTTTGAAATAAAAGATAGAAATCATTTAAATATTGGCGAAATGTTTCCATCATATGCTGTTAGTTCTATTATGGAACATGAATATAAAGGTAAACGATTACCTAAAAAAATATTATTAATAGCTATAAGCGAATATACTTTAGAAGAAGATTAATATGAATAAAACATACTTAAAAATAACACATACTGAATATCTTAACGATGGTGTTACAGAATTTGGAACAATTCTAAACTTTAATAGTATATATAATTTCACTAATAAAACTACAGTATTCACAACAGAATCATTTGGGTATTTATATAAAGGTAATACTTACATTATATTTAAATCATTAGCTAATTTATTTGACTTTATGATTTATGGAGATAAAAAAACTAATAGAGCATACCTTTCTGAAGAAGATTTTGATATACTATACAATGAAAGTGGATTCGAAGGTATATTCAATGAAAAATTAGAATGGGAAATAAAACCAGAATAAGTTTATTCTGGTTTTATTTTTAATCATTAATTACACAGGTAATACATCAACCAATTCAAAACGATTATCGTCTACTTCAGTTTCAATTTTATAAGCAAATCTATTATCAGATAATACTATAATATCATCTTTCTTAATATCAATTGTGCTTATTCTTCTTGCATGAGCAAATACCCTACCCCTACTACTATCAATTATAAATTTTTCCATATTTTTATTTATTGAGGAATTACTACTCCACCAAAGTCTGGATCAACAATATTTAATACATCATTTTCATCATAATATGAAAGTCTAATTGCACCACCTGCTCTTTTAAAAATTTTTTTACTATAATTAGTATAAACATGAGTATCTGGTGTAAAATTAATACCAATAAAATCAATACCATCTTTAATTGTATTATATTGAAATGAATTACCAGTTACTAGTAAATATATTATTGAATTAAAAATTGTATTAGAAAAAAAATCATTTCCTATACTATTATTATTAAAATTATTTGCTATGGTATTATTATTAAATTCATTTCCTATACCATTAGAAAAAAAATAATTTCCTATACCATTAGAATAAAATTCATTTCCTATACCATTATTATTAAAATCATTTCCTATTGTATTAGAATAAAATTCATTTCCTATACCATTAGAATAAAATTCATTTCCTATTGTATTATTATTAAAATCATTTCCTATACTATTACCACGAAAATCATTTCCTATACTATTAGAATTAAAATTATTTCCTATATTGTTATAATCACAATCATTTTCAATAGTATTAGAATAAAATTGAAATCCTATGATATTATAATAAAAATAAATTCCTATGGTATTATTATTAAATTCACTTCCTATGGTATTATAATTAAAATAAATTCCTATATTGTTATTATAAAAAATACCACCTATGGTATTACCATAAAATTCAGCACTTATACTATTAGAATAAACTGTATAATAATTTTCATCTTGAAGAAAAAATACATTATTACTTAGCAAACTACCAGTAGCTTCCCACATATCAGCAGTATCTTTAAATCCTTCTAAATGATTTGACCTACAACAAATATCGTAAGTAGCTGTTCCAGTACCTTCAGCAAATGTTTTAAAATCTGCATAAACAATACTACTTGGGATATCCATATTTTGATCCGATCTATTATTCCAATAAGTAGTTAAACTTAAATCTAATAACTCAACCCAATAATCAGAATTACTACTTGGTTCATTATTAGTATTTCCTGTTGTTGAAATACTTTTATAGATAAATCCATTATAATTAACAAAATTATCTGTAACATATGTTGTTCCACTATTCCAAGTTGGTGTATTAGTCTCCCATCTACGAAATTTAACATTTCTAAAGTCATAACCCATGTAGTTGTCTAATAGAGTATCATGTCTAAAAGTAATTACACCTGTAAATCCTAAAATAATTGTGTCATATGTTTCATCAGCATTAGCAAAACTCATATCATGCAACCAATTATCTGGATTCCAATCATAATATATTATATCTTGTGGATATAAACTTGACTTAGCTTCTTTATCAATTATATTAACATCAGTTGCTAAGACAATTAATGGTTCTAATTCTCCAGTAACTTCATTACCTTCTCCAAAATGTCTGTTACCATTACCATCCACAATATAATGTCTGGTATTGAAGTCACTTATTCTATATTGACTACCAGCAGTTAATCCTGAAGTAGAAATTAATGTAATTAATTCAGTATAAGTTACGTCAGTAATACCACCAACAGTAGAACCAGTAGCTAAATCATTAAAATTATCGTTAATATCTTTAGCGAAATTTTCGCCACTTGTTACACCATCTATAATTTCTATTTTCTTCATAAAATTTAATTTTATATAAATACTATAGAATATAAAAAAGAGGATATATATAGTATTTATATAAAACTTATTTTGTATGAGATTATTAAATTTAATAAATGAATGTATTTCCGAATTGAATGAAGAAGATTATAGAGGTGAACATTCAGCACCTGAACCAAGCGAATCAACAGCTCCATTATATGATTTAACTAAGAATTTCGATGAAGATTTATATAGTAGGGATGCTCTTAGATTATATGGTAATAACGATCCATATGATAGACTAAGCATAGCTATTATACAATCATCAAGAAATAAACCAAATAGACAAATTACAATATATAGGGCAGTTCCAAAGATAATTACTAACACTGAAAAAATAAATGATTATAGAAAACAATTAGCCTATATCATGAGAACTGGTAAAATACCAAGAGGTGTTGATAATTGGAAAGATAGAAGTGAATATTATGAGTGGTTATCTAATGAAATTGATAAATTATCAGCTATTCCTGATGATGAAGCAAGAGTAAAAATAAATAGTGGTGATTGGGTAACTATTAACCCTGCATATGCCAAAGAGCATGGTCAAAATAATTTAAGAAATAAATATAGAATTGTTAGAAAAACTGTTTCAGCAAAAAACTTATGGTGGGATGGTGGTGATATTAATGAATGGGGATATTACGCATAAAAAGGGTAACTAAATTAATAGCACCCTTTTTACAAAAAAATGAAAATAAACAAAAGAAAAGGAAGTGAAGTGTTAAATATTTCTTATTTCATTAATAAATTGAATCAATAAATTAGTATTATTAATTGATTGTAATTCAATAAATTTTAGTGTTTCATCTGTTTTTTCATCAATATTATTCCAGTAATATCTTGATAATTCAGAATCAGTCATTAATTCAGTATTTTTCTTTAATCCAAGGAAGTCAGACATAATTGATATTGCTGGAAAATTAGCTTCATAAGCGTTAAATTTCCATACGTAATTTATGTCAATATTTCCACTTTCCCAAGGTTTAGCGTTCAAAGCTTTCTTAACTACAGTAGGTAAAGTTTTGATTGTATTAACTTCTGCTCTTCTGTAAAGAAAACGTTTAACAAGTGTTTGAATATCTTTGTTTCCATTGAAAGATACTAATGTAACATTAGGCATATTGTTTAATACATCGAAAAATGTTTCAAGTATTATTGCTTCATCAAATCCAGTAATTTTCTTTAAGATACGATCAACTTTACCTTGAACATCATTCATATATATTTTACCATAACTGATAGTAATTATCTTACTATACTCTGGATAATTAATAGCATATTCAGCATATAGATTAGCCATAGTTGTTGTTGAAGATTCATTAAACTTCTCTCCCATAAGAATTTTCCAGTTCTCGTACATGTCGGGTTTATTCTTTTCTAGTTCAGTTAAGTCAGGATATTCAAGTACTGTTTTAACATTAAAAAAAAGCATATCGTAAATAGCTGCTTTATTAAAAATATCAGAATTATAGTTCATTTATTTTGTGATTAAAGATTATTAATATTAGCAAAAATAGGTAATTAAAATGATTTAACCAAAGAATTTAAATACTTTTTTTATAAAAGTTTTATTTTCTTCGTCTACCATTTCAAATATTTCTCGAACATCTTTTAAAGAATAAGCTTTAAGTTCTTCGAAGGTATATTTATCTTTATGGGATTTAAGAATCTTTTTAATATATTTTTCTTTCTCTACTTCTCTTAATTTATTGCGTTTATCTATTTCATTTAAAAATGACTCACCATTTTCTATAATAGTTTTAGCAATATGATCTTTATTGTGTTCGGCAACAATATTTGAAACTTCAAGATACTTAGTTATAGTATCAATATCATCTTCATATATATCTAGTTTCGCTGTCATATTATTCTGAATCAGATTCAGTTTTTAATTCATCTTTCTTTTCAAAAGAACTTTTTTTCAAGATATCTAGTTCTTCATAGAATTTACTAGCATCTTTTTCAAGTTCTTTTTTTATCTGTTCCATTTTTTCTTGGAATTCTGCTTCTTTTTCAGCTATTCGTCTATTTGTTGCTATGATGATAGTAACAAAATTAATTAGATCATCTAATCCAATTTTATCAATTTTAGGATAAATTTTAACTAATTTTCCATCTTCATTTTCATCAGTTATTTCGCAACCAATGTATTCGTTATCTTTATATACCCATTTTGCTGGTACACCAATTTCTAACACATACCAACCATTTACTGTATCTCTAGTTATTGAAAATAGGTAACCTGAAATAGGATTTAATAATTCTTCTACTGTATTCATTTTAATTTATTAAGTATGCAATAAATATGGATATTGAAATCCATAACATTATTTTTTCTAAAAAAGTTAAAGTATATGTGATATCATCTTTCTTTAATTTAAAATATCCATATGCTTTCATTGAAAATGAAAATAATGTGTTAAGCAAATATATAATCGCACTAACAAAAATTATTTCATAACTTTCTTTTAAGATTTTTTGTAAAATTTCTATCATTTTTCTGTTTTTTCTGTTTTTTCTTCTATAATAAAATAACTGTTTAATGCTGAGATTTTAGTTTTAATTAATATAATATTTTCTAATATATTTTCAATATTAGTTAATTGAATTTTATACATAATATTTGTATTATTAACAATACGTTCTAAATCAGTCTCAGCTATATATAGATCATTTGTTAATTTATTAAGTAAATCGTTTTTTATTGTAAATAATTCCATAATTAATTTTTTATAAAAATAGGTAAATTTTTTAAGAAAACAATACTTTATTTATTTTTTAAATTAAATTTTATTATTTCACCTAATTTATTAATAAAAACTGTTTTTCCTTTAATGGTGTCAGCTTTAGCAAGAGTATTATCTGAATAAATAAATTGAGATATGGTATAATATAGTGTTTGATTTATTACTTGATTAAAATATAACCCTCTTATATAACTATCCATATTTAATAAATCTTCGTCATTAAAATTTGAAATATTTTCATCACCATCTTTATCTATAAAAATAAGTTTTCCTGTTTTAAGTTCAGCTAATGCTATTGTTTTATTAGCATATTTAAATTCATAAATCTGTTGAAATTTATCTTTATTAATATTTTTACTTAGATTAGTAACTTTTTCTTTTTCTAAAACAATATTATCTTCATTGATAATTATATTATTATTGTTACTTGATTTATCGAATAATTTATATAATTCTGCTAGAATAGATATAATATTTTTATCTTTAGTTGTGCTGATATCAAATATTTTTTTCCAGAATTCTTCAAACAATTTTTTTGATAAATTTTCTTTTGAATCGAACTTAGTTGATTTATAAATATTTTCATAATAATATATATAAAAATAACTTTTTAAATTATCATTATAATGAAATTTAAAACCTTGTTCTGAAAATTCGTCACATGCTTTTAAAAAACACCAATTAAAATGATTTTGTATATCAATATCATCGTTAAGTGATTTTTTATCAAGATAATAGTCTGATATTATATTTAAAAGTAATAAGGTAAATTTTTTATAAATATCTGTTCGTTCCTTTATTACTTTAATTCGTTGTATGTCGGTATTAATATTCATTATTAATTAAATTTAATGGCAAATATATAAAAATATATTTATATTACCATACTTTAAAGTTATATAATAACGTTTCGTTATACATAAAACCATCGGGCCACTGTTTATTATTTAGAGGAACTGGAGCAACATTATAATTTATAATATTTACTATTGTTATATTTTCTGGTATATTTCTTGAAAGCTTATTGCCAGTTCTTTCAGATAAATATATTCTAGGTGATACACTAATTCTTGCCATAATATTTAGTTTATTATAAATACACATAAAATAAAAAAGGCTGTAATTTTACAGCCTTTTTTATTTTATTAATAAATATTTAAAATCTTTTATTAAATCTATTATCCATATAAGTACTTGGTTTATATCCTAATAGTCTTTTCATTTTTTTCATTTCATCAGATTCTTGAATCAATTTCTTTTCATTAGATTCGGTAATCATACTTTTTTTAGTTTCTACACCAAATAATTTTTTCATATCACTAATATAGAAATTTTTAAAGTTAAGAGTTTTTACAATAGCTTCATTCACTTCTAATTTAGAAGAGTCATGATTTAATTTATTTGCATATGAATTACCCATACCATCAAAATGTATTTGTGACCAAGATTCATCTACTGATTCAGCTAAAGTAACTTCATTGAACTTAAAGTCAATAATATGTGATTTACCTAATGAATCTTTATATCTTCCAGTAATTAACGATTCTGATATATTTTCTTCATATTTAGGTTCTGTTTCTTTTTTATTAGTAACAGGAACACTTACTTTATGATACATTTCTCTATTTTCTCTTGCTTTCAATCTATCTTGTCTTAATTTATAATCTCTGTCACCCATATCGGTTTTCATTCTAGTTTCAAACTGTTTGCTTGGGTTTTCATAAATATAATCACCTAGACCTTCTCTATAAAGATCAACTTCGTGTTGTTCCTCAGTAGTCATGTTACGTTTAGGAATTTCATTACCTTTTTCATTACCAGAGTTGCCTACATTTTTCAATGCTTCACCTTTAGTTTTAGATAAAACTTCTTTTTCAATATCTTCAGAGAATTTATGTGCGTTTTCACCTACTTCAGTAATATCATCTTTTGTTTGTAGAAACTTATCTAATTTAATAGTATCTTCTGTTCCACTGTTTTTCATATCACTTTTAAAATTTTTAGGATTTTGCGCAGTAACTCTATCATTAATTATCTGCGAATTAGATTTCCTATCTTCCATCATATTATTTAATTTATTTTGATGTTTAGAGAAAGCATTTAATTCTCTATCAATATTTTCAAATAATTCATTTTCGCTCATTTCGGTTTCACCATCACTACCTCTTACAATACCACTAGTTGCTTTTTCTGGATTATCTATCATATTTGCCATATTTTGTGTTGTATCATTTGTCATACTTGTTGGATTATCACTAATCATAGTTTGGTTAGTATCTTCATCCATTTTGCCAGTATTTAAAGTTTCATCTTCTAACTTTGAATCAGCATCACTCCAATTTTTTATAGTATTTGAAGTAAATGCATTAGTCTTATTAATCTCTTTATTATCAACTTGCGCTCTAGTTTGTTCTTCTACGTTAGGATAATACTTTTTACGTAATGCAGCATTTAAATTCAAATTAATTTCATTGATTTGTTGCAATTTTTTCTCAAAAAAACTAGACTCAGTTAAGTAGTTTTCACCAACGATTGAACCACCTGGCCACATCGGTTTTCTCATTACGCCAGCAGTTGAACCACCACCAACATTCTTATTACCAGTACTTTTATTCCCTTTAATTAAATCACCTTTAGAACTCCAAGCAGCAGGGCCTGCATATCCAACATATCCAGCATCACCACCAGCACTACCAGCAGTTGTTGTTTCATCTATAGGTTCAATATTATGGTTCATTGGAACATCATCAACTTCACCTGAATTATCAGATTTAAATTTATTAATTCTAACACCCACTTTACGTATAGTATTTCCTATAGTACTTGCAGTATTATTTGCCATTCTATCAATTTTTCTTGGTTCAACCTGATGATTCATTGGAACATCGTTGTTTTCCATTACATCTGGTGACATATAAACATCACCAGCATCTAGATCAGAAGCAATTTGTGCTCCCATACCTGAATCGTCATTAGATTCTTTCATATTTTTTTTATTTTTAGCTTTTGATATTGCTTTTTCAGTATTTTTCTTTAAAGCATTAATTCCTGATTTATCTCTACGTTTCTTTTTCTTAGGTACAGCCATTTTATATTTTTGTAGGAATTTAGCACTATTAAGGATATAATCGTTAAACATTATATTTAATATTGTTTCATTGTAGTGATAACCAAATTTTTCAGCACCATTCTTAACCATATCATCATAAATCATAGTTAATTTTGGATCACTAAAAACTAGTGATTCCATTTTAGCTAAGTTAAAAATTTTCTTTTTAAGTTTAAAATCGGCTTCATCTAAATTTCCATCTATTTCATCTAAATTAATCCCTTTACTATCCATAGTAGAATTAAATTTTTTATCAAAATTCTTTGCCATCGGAGTAATTGGTTTACTAAACGTTGGCTTGATATCATCTTCTTTTAATATTCTTGATCCAAATTCATCAATATAGTTTTTTGCTTTATTTAATGCATCGGACGTATTTTTATAACCCATCATTGCTCTTTTTCTAATCCATTTACCATTATCAATTAAAAAGATAATATAACAAAACTCACTACGATTATCATCATAAAATGTTTTAATGGTAAAGCCTTTATATTCAGTATCAGTTTCTTGTTGTTTCATATTATTTAATTGTTTGTAATTTATTTCTACCAAATCCCAAATTACCAGTTTTAGCCTTATTTAATTTACTCCATCCATTTGAAAGATATTCATCAAGTATTTTACCTTCTAATTTAGCTGCAATATCAGCATTAATATAACCATCTGAAATAATTTTTTTAATAGGAAATAATTTAGTTTTCATAAAATGCATATAAACTGCCGAATTAGTTTGTGTAAAGTGTTCAATGTTTCTTCTTTTTTCATTACATGTAAGTCCAACATAAAATGTATTATCAGAAAATTCATACACATATACTAATCGTTTTATTAAACTTCCAACAACATCCATATGTGAACAAATTTCATTCACCCACCCAAATTTATATGAATTATTATAAGCACCTTTATCCAGTTTTTTAAATTCTTCTTTATTATTACAAGCTAATGCCACTTTATGACATCGTTCTTTTGTCCAATATTTATATGACTTTCTAGTATATCCAATTAATTTAGATATTTCCAAAAGCCAACCATTTTTATATGCTTCATTATATGCACCACTAAATTTTTCAGCAAATTCTGTTTTTGTTTTACAAGTCAAAGCAACCTCAACACATTTTTCTTTGTTCCAATATTTATTAGGTTTATGTAATCTAACTAAATGTGAATAAACTTCATTTCGCCACCCATTTGCACATGTAATATTATACGCAGTTTTATATTTATTTCTAAACTCCTGAATTGTTTCACATTCAAGAGCCTTTTCATGACACATTTCTTTAGACCAATAATTATACTTTCTCATCTTATCTCGGTTTTCCAAAATCCTTTTTTCTGCCATAATGTTCTAAAGACTGAATCAAAAGCATCACCAATAGAATCTATCATTTCTTTTCTAGTCTTAGAATTATCGTGCATAATTTTAGCAATTTCCTTATCTAAATTATCTTGATAAAATTTCTTAATTTCACTATTAATAAGACTTTTAATCTCTTTTTCGGTCATTTTAAAATTATTTAATATAAATACTTAGTAAATTTAAAAAGGTTATTTTGTAAGTAAAAATATACCCATAGCACCTACACCTACACCTAGACCAAATATACTAACTTTTCCACCTGTTTTGCTTATAAAATTTCCAATTTTTTGCCACCCATTTGGGTCTATTTTAACTTTATTAACTTCTGGAATAATATAACTATCAATATCATAAACTTTAAAATATTTATTTGTATTTGATACGCTAAATGAAACAGGATAATCACCTTTTTTATCTTTAATCCATTGAAAATTTATATTTTGAGTATTTGGTATATATAATTGTAATATATTTAATTTAGATTTAGTGTCAGGTAATTCAATTACGTTATTAGCTACAATATTATAGATAATATCATTAGTAGAGTCTTTATAGATGATTTCATTGGTTGATGGATTATATACGCCTATAGCTGATTCTAATGAGTCAATTTTGACTAGTAATTTAATATTAGCTGCTGCGATAACAATATTCTCTTTATTAAGTTCCTTAACCCTTTTCATTAAATCTATTTGATTAGCATTAAGTTTGTTATTCTTACCTGTAATTTCTTTTACTGTTCCTTGTAAAGTTAATTTTTCTGCAACAACTTCATTATATTTATTAGTATAAAAATGTACACTATCATTTAACGCATTATTTGTTTTTACTTTATCGCTAACTTCATTTTTTAATCCTTGTAAACTATTAGCTAATTTATATATACTAATACCACCACCAACTAATAATAATGTAACTATTATTGTAACTGGTAATAAATTTAACTTTACACCTTTTAAATTTAATAATGATTTGAGTTTATCTAAATTTAATTTAGATTTAATTTCCTTTAAATTCATAATTTTTAATTATTATTTTTATTACTACTATCATTAGTAGTATTATCATTTTTATTTGTAACTAAAGTCATAGCTGAACTACCTAGTATTAAGCTAACCAAGGCATATACTATATTTCCATCAATTGTTTTAGAAAAAAATGTAGTATATGATATTAATATAAAAAACATAAACATAGAACATATTGATATAAATCTTTTTGAACTTGCTTCACTACTACTAATTAGTAATTTCATAAAAAAACTTGTTTTTTTTTCTGTCATATCATAAAAAATTTTGAAAATATTTAAAAAATTCGATATAGTAATCCTCTATTACTTTACTTATTTCATCTTTATCTGGTATTTCAATGTTTAATTTATCATTATAATTAATCTTATAACCATTTTTTGATCCATCTGAACTAACTTTATAAACAAATTCAATCATATCATTAATCGAACCAGACCAAATTATACTACCATTTATTATTTTAATGGGATTTAATTTAGGTATTGCTTCTAATCTTTTTAAACTATTAGTTAAACCATTTTGCACATGTTCTTGATCAATAGATGTTATATTAATTTCTTCTTTTAAAACTATTTCATTTAACATACGAGTTCTCTTTAATAAATCCCTCATTGATAAATCTTTACACTTATCTTCGTTAATCACTTTTTTTGGTGTGTATTCGTTTGTTCTAATCCTTTTAATTAGATTTTTTATATTATCAGCTTCACTTCCCATAACAAATTATTTTATAATAAATACTTATAAATATATAAAATACTATATAAAAGAAAATTGGCAATAAAAATTTTTATTGCCAATTCGATGATACTAAATTTCGGCAGCATTTTTGGGTTTACTGCCAATAATCTAACCCATATTTAATGATGAAATACCATCACTATCTTGCAGTACATTAATAACATAGTCTGGGTTAACCTCATGCTTGTGCTCAATAATAATAACTTTTCTCATATGATTTTTAATCAATTGTAAAATCTCTTTAAATTCTTCAACTGAATTATCATCAAGTTTTCCCATAACTTCATCCAATAAGAATATTGCTGGTTTTGATTTAACATTTATTTGGTTCAATGCAAATTTAATTACTATACTTGAAAAGGTTCTTTCTTTACCAGAAGAAGAAATACAATCTACAATTGAATTGGGTCTATCACTAAACACTAATTTTGGTTTTAGATCATTTTCATCCAACCATACAGTAAATGGTGAAATAGAAAGAATATTATCTAACGTTTCATTAATTTTTGGTATAATATAACTGGTAAGCATTTGTTTTGGGATACCATTACGATGCACACAAGATTCATAAAGTTTAATTAATTCATCATGTTTTTCTTGCTCTTTATAAGCAATTATCATGTTTTGTTTTCCTTTAATGCTATTAACAATTTCAATTAATTTTACTTTATTTATAGTAATATTAGTATTATAACTATCTAATTCATCTTCCAATTCTTTAATTCTAACTTTAGCCTTGGCTATACCAATTTCAATCTTTTTATTATCTTCTATCTGAAGTAAACTATTAGTATAGGTATCTAATTTCTGATTGAAAAGCTGAATATTTAGAGTTTCATTATTAATTTTAATAGGTATTTGTTCAAGTTGCAATATTAATGTTTTTCTTTTTTCAACATTATTTTTTTGATTCTGTAAATCACCAATACTTTTTAATACAGCAATCATTGTAGCAGTTTCTGCTGATATATTAAAATTAATATTAAGAATATTAGTATTTTCCTCTACAATTTTATTTCGAACTAAAACCAAGTCGTTACTTTCAATTCCTTTAATTGCTTTGGCTATTTGAAACATTTGAGATTCTTGGGTTACTATAAGTTCATTAATATGATCTTGATGTTCAGCATCTAATGCTTGACCACAAGTAGGACATATTTTACTTTCCTTTAGTTTAGCAATATCTTCCTTATATTTAGCACCTTCTTTTTTCCAGTTATAAATTTTACCATTAATCAATTCAATAGCATGTTCTTCATCCCTAATTCGTTGCTCACAAGCTTTAATTTTTAGCTTTTCATTATATTCAAAAGTTTTATGATTTTCTTTTTTCTCTAATAATGAAATAAGTTCAGCTTCATTATAAGTATCAATTAACTCTGAAATACCTTTTTCAAGTCTAGTTTTTTGAAGATTTAACTCAGCTATATTATCCTCTCTAATTTTTATTTTACTCTTAACATCATCAACGTTAAGGGTATAAATATCGTTATCAATTTTGTATAGTTTTTTTGTTAAGTTTTCAAGATATTCTTTACCTTTTGCAATAGATTTTTTTGTGTCAGGTATACTACTATCTTCAATTACTGTAATTAATTCGTTAATTGATTTTATTTCTTCTTGCTGATTATTAATAGTATTGTTTAAAGCTTCAATATTAAATGTAGAAATTCTTGGTTTTTCATTAACCTTCTTTTTATATTCTTTTAATGCATTTAATTTTTTATCAAAAATATCTAATCCACTATCAAATAATAAACTGTCAATGAAATCAGCCATATTATTGGACAATATCTTGTTTAATGTATCTGAAGTAGTCATTACCACCCTCATGAAGTTATCATAGCTACCTATAATAGTATCAATAACTTTTTGTGTTTTCTTTCTGGTTTCTTCATCCAATTTATCAATTGAATTATCATCTACCATTTCATCATCAGGAGAAGTTAAAAGGTAGTAGTTTAATACAGTTGGTGCGCCATTAATTTGACCTTGTTTATCTTTCTTTAAGGTTGTTTTACGCTTTAAACCATAAAACTGAGCACCAGATTCAATTACACCATAGGCAGAACAATAGGTAGCATTATTTCTATTATTAACATATCTTAAATCACCGAATTTCATTTGTGATTCGGTTTCCAATGTATTATTATATAATAAGTATGCTAATGAATTGATAAACGAAGTTTTACCCATTTGGTTTCCAGCAACTACTTGAAATAATCCATCCTGATCTCTCCAATCTATATCAAATTTACCATATGATCTGTAATTTTCAACACCAAATTTTATAATATTCCACTCACAATTAGTATGTTCTTCAAGAATTATTCTAGGAATAATTTCATTAATATCTAATTTTATAATTTCATTAATAGTAATATTATCGACACCTATTTTACTTAAATATTCTTTAAATATGTTATGTTGAATTGCAGTATCATTTACATTAAGCAAATTAATTGAGTTATTTACATCAATTTTATCTTCTTCTATAAAATTCTTTTTATGTGATATTGAAATAATATTATATTTACTTTTTAAGTGAGCAATTATTTTTCTTTCATTATCTTTATTTTTTACATTAGGTAATGTGTTCCATACAAGCCTTATTTTATTATATTCTGTTGCATTATCTATATCTATATCTAGATCATCGAAGTCGGTAAACTGGCTGATATAAACATCTTTAAAGCTATATTGGTTATAAACTGGACATAGATCAGCAGATTTTTTGTCCATATACCACAACAAATAACCATGAAATTTATCACCTTCTGCAAAATCTTGTGCTATTAAACTACTACAATAAGCTTTAGTATTTTCTTTATTTAAGAATTGTTGTAAATGAATATCACCAGCCATTAGAATATCACCATTGAATTCACTAATTCCAAAATAAGAATTGCTATTCATTTCAAAGCCATTGGCACTTGTACAACCTTTAATGGGGTTGTGATAAAGGTCAACGTATATTTGATTAGGGTCTTTAACGTATTTTTTTGTCCAAGGAGTACTACCATCACCATGATGAAAAACTGCCCATGTAATATTTTCATCATTATAAAAACCAGTTTCATTGTAATAGATAATATTTGGATTATTTATTGATTTTACAATAGCTTCTACAGAGTCGGTTCGTTTCTTATTAGCTTTTGAAAAGTCATGATTACCTCTAGTTATTCTAACTGGAGCAATAGAAGCAAGCATATTTAAAAATTTTGATGCTAATATTAACTGCTCACCTTGTAAATCTAAAAAATCATTAACTAAATCACCAACTACTACTATTCTATCAGGCTTATTTGCTTTAAGAGAATTTTTTAATTCATTAAATACTTTTTCATATTCATCATTTCTTGATGGTGACTTCCTTACGTGGATGTCTGCTAGGTGAGCTATCTTATTAATTTTATTCATAAAATATATATTTATTTAAAACAAAAGTAGTAAATATATTTTTATTATCAACTATATCTTTAAAATTAACAAAAAAGCCAGTATTTAACTGGCATTTATTTATACTAATTCAACTTTTAGTGATTTTTTTAGTTTTTTCATTGCATAATTAGTTTTATTCAATGCTGTACTTGCTGTAATATTATACTCTTTTCCAATTTCTTTATAATTATATCCTTGAATATATTTCAAACTAATCATATTAAATTCATCTTCTGATACCTTGGTTGAGATATAATTTATAAAATTACTATTTTCGAAACTGTTTGATGGTGTGGAAAAATAATTATCTAATTTATCTGCTGTTGAAGATTGTTCACCAAATGAATAATTATTAATAGAGTATGTAGGTTCTTTAGATGTTCTCCATACATCAATCATATGATTTTTAGTAATATTTAAAACCCAACTACTAAATTTAGATTTTTTAGAATCGAATTTATATAAATTATTAAATATTTTAATCATTATTTCAGAAACATTATCTTCATTATAAGAAGAAGAATATTTTGTTTTAATGAAATTTTCAACAATACTTTTATATTTATTATATAAAGTATTTTCAGCTATTTTATCCCCATTTAGAATATTTTGAATTGTTTGTATATCCTCTATAACTTTTTTTTTCATATGGTTTTTCCATGTTATTTTAAATTTAAAATATTTTTTAATTTATTATCAATATCCTTAAAATCAACGATAGATAATCTAATTAAGTTAATACCATTATTAATAGCATATTCATCTTTTATTAAATCATTTTTAATTGTGTTATTAAAACCAATTAATGCTTTATCATTAGAAATACCAAAGAAATTAACTGGTTTAATATGATGGTCACCATCATATTCGATTAATAAATTATAATCAGGTAAATAAAAATCAAATGGTAGTGGATAAATATTTTTACAATCTTTAAATTTTTTTTGGTTAATAAAACTAATATTATTTAATTTTAAAAAATTATTTATTTTATTTTCTCCTTTAGATAATTTACAAATTGGACATCCACTACCATTTAAATGACTATTAGGTGTTTGTTTAAATAACCCATGTTTTTTACAAATTATATCTATTTTAGTTGTAGGATTAATATATATACTATTTTCATAATTATAAGTATAATTATGAACTATGTTTGCTCTATCAATAAATTCTAAAATTGTGGTAGCTCTATTAACACATTTAGGACATCCACGACCACGTAAATGACTGTCAGGAGTTTGTTTAAATACCCCATGTTTTTTACAAATTATTTCTATTTTTTTAAATGTACCCTCATATATACATAAACTATAATCATATTTAGACTTATGTACTATTAAAGATTTTTTTATAAAATCTTCTCTAAGTTTTAAAAATTTTATTTTATTATTATTTATAGCACAAATAGGGCATCCATGACCAGATAAGTGACTATCTGGTGTTTGTTTAAACACCCCATGTTGTAGACATATAATATTTATTTTAATTTTACAATTAATATAATTAACTGACGAATAATTATATTTATTTTTATGTTTTAAATTAGCCTTTTCTATAAAAATTTCGTTGTTTATTTTTTTCATCAAATAAATTTCTTTTAAAATAATCATCAATATCTAATACTCTTGCTGAATATAAAACTTTGATTAATTCATCATGCCCCTTATTTTTTCTTAATTCATCAATATCATCAATATCATCTAAAACAACTATTTTTATTTTTTCTTCACAATCAACATATATACTTTTTAATTTATAAAATAAATCAATAGCATTTTTATATGCATCAGGATCGAGGACGATAACTACATTAGGCTTCATTTCTTTCAATTTCAAGAAAAGTTTATTATATATTGTTTTTCCTAACATAGGTAAAGAATTAGGAAGTGATAACATATCAAAAGCACCTTCAACAATAAATACTAACGAATCCCAATTAATAAAACCTTCGTTGAATATTATACGATTTTTATCAACTTCAGGATTTTTATATTTGTATTTATTTAATACTTTTGGATCATATGTTCTTCCAACAAAATAGTTTATATCACCAAACTCATTATATGATGGAATTATAATTCTTTTTGCATATATTCCTGTTAAACAAAAACCGATCCTATATTTATTTAAAATTTCTCTACTTATTTGTCTATCAATAACCATATAATTATAGGCTTCCATATGATCTCTATTTTTTGGATCAATATCAGAAAATAAAATAAATTCATCAGGTAAATTTATTACTATTGGTGTTGCATCTTCATCTATTTCTTCGTAGTTGTAATTAAAATCATTACCACCAAGTGATTTATACATTTCATAATCACCTTTAGTACCATACATTTTAATTAACTTACCTAGTGATCCACTAAATGTTGGAGATTGACAACGCCAACAATGAAACATTCCTGTTTCTGTTGATATTTCTAAATTAAATCTATTATCAGTATCTACATGATCTTCTTCAGCACATATTGGACAGCATACTTGAATTTGACTTGATTGTAAATAATTATTTACTTTACCAAAAATACCTTGAATAATAGGATGAAATTGACTACCTTCAATCATATAATTAATTTTTATTCATATGTGAACATACAATATTTAATATACCTTTTCGATTTGCCCATACATATGCTGAAATATTTTTATTATGAAATTCATTTCTACTATTATATTTTCGAGCAACTTCTATACAATCCTCAACTGTCCAACTTTTATGCTTATAATACATATGTTTACAAATATCATCTAACCATTTGTTTCTACATGCAGCAGAATATATATTATTAGATTTATAATAAAAATCAGACCTTGTATTATATTTCAACGCTTCAATACCACACTTTTCTTTAGTCCAAATTTTATTTGTTGAGCCAATTGCACCACCTCTTGCTTTATTTAATACTTTCCATCCATTATTTTTATAATAAGATATTGTATCATCTTCTAAAATCGCTGCAATATTCACTGAAATGTATTCAGATAATTGTTTTAAATTTGGTATTAAATTAGTTTCATTGGTATGCATAGTTACTGGATCAGTAACAATTAATTTTCTTGCATTATTTCTTTTTTCAA